GATTTTTCCAATTATACGATTCCTTTAATAAAATATTACTATCTAAAAAAATTTTATATTCGAATATACTATGACTTTCTATATCCAAACCCGCCACAAAACAATCTATTTGCTCATCTATTAATTCTAAGTTTTCAACAAACATATTAAAAGTATTATTAATATATTGTTTTAATTCGTCTTCATTATATGCTATACAATAGAATTGCGTTTCTTTGTCTATTTCTAATATTTGATTTAAATTTTCTACATTAAAAAAAGAAAATTTAGTATTATAATAATTATTTTCAACATTAAAAGATTCTGTTGTTCCTTCAAATCTAGCAATAGCATTTTCTTGATTCATATACGTTATAAGCCATTGGTCTTTTTTCATACGAATAAGTGCATAAAAACCGGTTAATATATTTCCTATTAATTTAACAACAATATAATTATTACTCCAAGTATATACTATACAATTACCCGAATCGTATTGTTTAACTGTACCTGCACCGTAATTATTTTTTGGAATTTTACCAAAAAACGTCATAAACGATAAAGAATGATCTTCGGTTCTAATAGCTAAATATTTTTCATTTGGCTTAGTTGGTAATTTAGCTTTAGGAATAGCCCAAGACGGTGCTACATTACCTTTTCTAATTCTTAAATCAAAATGTAAATTGGATGCAGCATGTTGTTGTACTACAAATTCTGTTTCGTATGGAAAAACATTATAATCCGATTTTAAATTTTCTAAAATATTCATGATTTATCTCCTACTCTAATAGTACTTTCACTATTTGTTCTATCAGAAGAAGACATAATTCCTTCCATAGTAGAAGAGTTTATTACAGCACTAGCAACATCTAAAACATTACTAATGGCGGTTTTAACGTCTTTAGGTAATTCTTCAGAAGATTGTACTTTCGATTTTCCTTCATTTATTAAATTAAGCATGTCTTGTCTTACTGCTGTATTATTTATAACATCTTTAACTATAGATTCTGTGGACTGAGAAAGTGTTTGTTGTAATATTGGTGATAATCTTAATTCACTATCTAATTTAGTATTTAATTTTGATATATCCGCAACAACATTTCTTAATAAATCATCGACTTTAACTACATCGCCATTCATTATAGAAACTAGTTGACTATCTATATTAGAAATAGTGGAAGATAATAAATCCATAGGGGATTTAATATTTAGTGCGGTGCCGTCTATATTTTGTAAAATATCTTTTACTATGTTTGCAGTAGTAGTACTTAACGAATTAATAACATTATCCATAGGTTGAGACATTAAACCTTTAGTTATTGTATTTATATTAGCAGAGTTTAAAACGTTAGATAAATTACTAGAAATTTTATCTGTTACATTTCCTATTAATGTATTTAAGTTATTGCCAAAAGGATTTATTTTAGTATTCATAGCTACGCTAATATTTTTATTTGTTAGATCTATAGATTGCGAAACGCCAGCAACTGCTTTATTGATATCTAATCCAGATATGTTTTTAACATTAGGTATGTTAGCAACAACGGCTCCAGGAGTGCCATCTTTATTTACTAAATTGGGTAAACTAAAGCTCATATTTTTTGTATTGGCGTTATATTCTACATTTGGATATTGCCAATTATAATTACGAGCAAAAGCGTCGCCGAAATTACCATCTTCCATATCCACATCAAATACATTACTTGCTTGTTTAGTAGTTGTCGCACCAGCAGCACCCGGAAGTTTAGAATCTGTTTGTTTTTCTGATGTTGTTGGAGCTTTTCTAAAATATTCATATTTCCATAAATCTTCATTTGCTATTGTTTTTTCTGGTTTTTGTTTTAACATATTTATAAATCTATACCTATTTGGAAAATCGGGATTGCTTTCTTCTGCACCTTTACTCTGTATCATTACGCTATATAAATCTGTAATTGTAAATTGTATTTCAATATGTCGAGGTAAACCTACTTTATTTAAATCGCTTAAAGGAACATTCCAGCTAATATTTGAAATAGCACCTATTCGAACATCTAATAAATTAGGAATAAAAGCAGATATATACGGCGGTTCTATATACGACATTACTTGACCGCCTTTAGGTAAACTTAAAGATAAAAATACATCCATAGGTAAAATAATATCATTAATATACATTTCGCTTTCAACATCTGTTGCAAATGTTCTTAATTCAACTGTAAAATTCCACGATAGACCAGTGTTAGACCCACTCCAAATATTGGGAAAATCTGTTCGCGCACCTAATAATAAATTACGTAATACATCTTGTCCTATATGAGAAAAAACGGCGGTGGGTGTAGATATTTCATCTTTTTTATAACGTTCTTTAACAGCTTCATCAATAGCTGTTAAAGACTGTCCAACAAGTTGGGGAACATAGTTCATAATTTTTCTAGCATCTTCTCCTCCAAATACGCCGCCCCCCACATTTAATAATTGTCTAACTTCACCAGATGTAGAAAATGTCATTAATTGCTGTAGTTGTTCTTCAATGGCAGATGGTGAATAAGTATTACTATGACTATAAGTAATATTGTTATTGGGTTGTATAGCTATTTTAAAAATTCTATTAAGTTTTTCCATTTCTGCATTTTTTAATTTTTGATCTGGAGACGTTAAACTATAATTCATAGGTTGTACTGTTAGTATAGGAAACGCATTTAACATTTCCGCTTCTATATTTATAAAACCACCGCCATCTGTATATATTGGAGGTAAACCAATAACTCTATCACATATTGGAAAGTCGTCTTCTTTAAAAAGAACGGCATCTTGTAATTGATCTGCTTTTTCTATACTATATTCTATTGCTCTTTCAACATAACCGGGACCATCATCTTCTGTAGCGGGTGGTGGGCTATCTGGTGTTTTAGAAGAATCTTCTGTAACTTTTTTTGGCATTATAATACTTTTAACTTCTTCTGTTTTTTCTTTACTTATATGTTGTGAAACATTTCCCGCAGACCAGTGGGCGGGTTCTTTATTCATTGTAGTGTCTGCCATTTACAACCCCCCTTAAAAACCCACACCTTGCATAAATAAAGATAACATTTGCACATATGTCATATCGTTCATTCCACTACTACTAGAATTGTCAACATTAGTATTAACATTACTTGTATTGCTAACATTACTAGAGTCATAATTATTAACAACTATTGGGGGGTAATTCCCACCAACATTTGCTACAGCAGATGCTAAAGCTTCTTTATTTGTTTCGTATGTTAATACTTTAGGTTGTCTATATGTTGATGCTGGAATAGTAGGTTTTTTTGTCGCGTTGGCTAAAAACGATGTTGGTGATACAGTTTGTAATGTACCTGCTTTATAGCTTTCATATAAATCAAATGGATTAAATGTTATTTGTCCGTATCTGCTTTTTACAAATAATTGATTAACAGGAACGTTTTCTGGTATAGCTTCTAAATGTAAATGTGGTCTATAATTACCACCTGTACTACCTACACGAGCAACAACATCTCCAGGTTTAACAATTTGTCCTTTAGAAAAATTTGTACTATCTAAATGTGCGTATTTAAAATATACACCATAATCTGGATAATGTACAACTATAGTGTTTCCATAACCGGTATGACGACCCTGTTCTACAACCTTACCTAAAACAGGCGCAATTAAAGGAGTACCTGTTTTCATCCCACCAAAATCTACACCTCTATGGTACACAGTTTTTCCTTTATCGTTTATACGTTTTTGATTATATGGGCTTGTCATTCTTGCATATGTGGGTAATCCAAAAAATGCGTTAGATGTTACTGGTGTGTGTTTCATTGTTGCTTTTGCTATATTACTTACTCTTGAAGTTATGTCGGACGCAGAACCAGGAGTATCTACACCGCCCCATCCACTACCTCCACTATGAGTGCTTAGAGGTGTTTGTCGTATACTATCTAAAAGATATTGTGTGGTATTTAAATTATAAGTTTTTTGAATATAATCTGTAAAACCCTTTTCTGTTTTTAAACTTTCATCTCTAAGATAATTTTCACCAAAATACATTGTGATTGATATGTCTTGAGTTTTGTCATCTTCCAAATCACCAAAAAATTTCTTACGTTCTGCTTTAGATAATTTACTAACTTCGCTAAATAAATGCTTATATGCTAATTGATTCATATGAGCTGTTTCTATAGCCTTTTCTGTATCGCCGGCTTTGTTTAAATCAATAACCATTTTTTGTAATTCTGTTATAGTAGTAATATAATTTTGTGCTGTTTCTGCATTTCTAATGGAAGTAAGTATATCTAATTCACTGGCTTCTTTACTTGTTACTGCTGCTTGATGTTGTATTTCTGCCGCATCTTTTATCATTTGCTCTGCTGTATTTTGAGATGCTCTTAAAAAACTTGCCGTTCCATGCCAGCCGTATTCTGTAGCTATTTCAGAAGCTCTTTGTAAAATTCCAACAGAGTCTTCACCATACAAACCGTACATAAAACCGCCTGTTATTTTTGATAATCCACCCATTAACATTTCTCCGCCGGTTTTTATACCTTCGGCAAATGCACTAGCGGCATCCGATAATGTTTCTATAATTGTTTTTATTCCTGCTCCAATAGCTTCTGATGTTTTTGCTAAATGATTACTAAAATCTCCACCTGTAAAATAATTTTTTATTTTAGAAACTATTTCCATTATAGAACTTTGTGTTTCTTCAACTTTTTGTTGTGCGTCTTCTTCTATTTGTTTTTGTTCTTTTAATCTTTGTCTTGCATCTTCAACGTCCTTAGCAGCATTTTCCATACGCTGTCTTTCTGCTCGTAGTAAAGCACGTTCGTATGACCTATCGAAACCAAACCGTTCTATAAAACTGTACCATACATCCATAGCCGTGTTTAATATATATGAGCCTACTGTGGTTATTAATGTTCCTATACCTTTAATAGACGCTTTTATTAATTCCCATACAAATCTAGGCCCTTTTGTTATTACAATTTTTATTACATTTACAGCAGAAGCAGCTAATCCAGAAAATACACTATCAATAAAATTACCAACAGTTTCTTCACCGCTTCTTTTAAATGCGTTAACAACTATATTGATAAGAGAATATGCAAGAGAAGCAAAGCTAAGATATCTCATAGCACTTATAGCAAATTGACCAAAAGAAAGAAAAACATTTCCTAAAGTTCCCATTACAGATCTCATTATATTGGGAGTATTTAATAATGCTCTTCCGACACTAGATGAAATAGCTCCCATATTTATACCTGTAGTTGTGGGGGCCAATGAAGGCAATGCGCTAGGTGAAACAATTTGTCCTATAGTATGTCTAGTACCAGCGGCTATAGTTTGGCCTGCACCTCTAACATATTGAAGCGTAGATCGACCTGCACTTCTGACATATTGACCCGGTAAACTTGAATACATTGCACTTCCTGTTCTTCTAGCACCTCGAAGTAAAGCTTCACCTGTTCTTCTAGGTGCAAGCATCGCTTCATCTCTAGTTAGAAGAGGGGTACCTTCTCTCATTCCCCCAAAACGCTGTCTACCACTACGTACTGGTAATACATCCCCTGCTCGTTCTCTTACATCTCTATTATATTGTGACCATTGACCAACAAGACCTCTTAATGCTAAATACGCTAATATTGCTCTAGATAATGGTCTAATAAACGCTACAAATAAATTAGTTAATATACTTTGTAGTTGACTTAAAAATGCACCTCTAGCTTCTCTGCGTTTTTCTTCATCCTGACTAAATAACATAGTTCCAAAATTTTTAATAAAACCAAAAATACTTTTAGTAGCACTAAAAAATGTTTCTTTAAATCGTTCAGGTAATATTGTATCGAATATTGTAAATAATTTTCCGCCTAAAAAATTAAAACCAGTTGTTAAATAAGATGTGGCTGTTTCATAAGCAGAGGCGGGTAATAAAGACAATATACCTCTTATCATTTTTGCTGTTAGAGAAACGGTTAATATTTGTCTTATTATTTTAAATAAAATACCTTGCGGGTTTAATATTACTCTAGATACTATAGTCCCCATAGCTTCGGTCATAGTCATGGTGTGTTTTAAAAGCTTATCAAAAATATTTATAGATTTTATTCGATACTCTGTGTGTTCTGTTTGTTGTTTACTAATGTTTTTAATATTATCGATGATTAGTCTTCTTTCTTTTCTTTCGGCCGTTCTTTCTTCTTCAAATGTTCTCCCACGACCAGTTCGTCTAGCAACTATATTAGATCTAGTTAGCTCACCATATTGAGCAAGTATTTCTGCATATATATTCGGTCCACCATGGGGTGTTTTTCTTTGATCTTCCGGTTTTAAACTTTCATAACAACATAATAAAGATTCGGTTAATATATCTTCGACGCGATACCAATGTCTTTGTTCTAAATGATGGTGTCTTTCAAGTACACTCAATAAACCATCAGTTAATGTAGCAGTTAATGTTTTATTTACACTTGCAATAGAAATTTGAAATTGATTAATTATCTGCTCTGCTGCACTATTAATAAATGTGGGTATATTTAAAAACGTCTGATATAATTCGTATGTAAAAGTTGCGGATCTTTGACGTCTACGGTATTCTTCAACACGATAACCAAAGTATTTACGTATATCTGGATTATCCATAAACACACGCAAGAAAGCCATATTAATAGCTTCTCGAGAAAGTGGCTGTACTAACTGTTCACGTAATCTAATAAAACCTTCTACTAATCTAGTATTAAAAATTTCTGCTAATCTTAAACCGTATGTGCTTGCGCTTGTTCGTTGCTTCATTAACTGTAGTTGGGTTTGATTTAATTGTCTCATTATATCATTCATTTGTTGTAATTGTCTATTAATACTTTCTAATCTAGATGTTACAGCAATTTGCATATTAGTTAATACAGAAACAGTTTGAGCAAACCCTTTTTCAATTTTATTAGATATTGTTGCTAATGCAGATGTAATCTTTTTACCGTCGAAGGAATCTGTTGTATTTGTAGCAATATTTTGAGATACTATACTGTTAGGTAATGCAGACGGCTGTTGTACAGAAGGCGTGGTATTGCGCTGTGCTAAACTACTTAATATCGAACCCTGTAATTGAATTTTTGCACTATCCGGCACGTATACCACCACTCCTATCTATAAGACAATATTAATAAAACACCTAAATAAAGAATAACTTTAACATTAATAATAGTGATAGGTTGTTCTATAGTATTGCATATGTTTTTTATAATTTTGATAATACTCTCTGTTCTATATGCTCTATTTACAACAGAAGACATACCAATTTTCTCTATACCTTCGGGTCCGTTATATAATGTTAATAATTCTAATACTAATGTTTGCATTATCAAAGTAGCATCAACATGATCCAAAAGAGGAACACATACATTTTCAACTTCTATGTTAGATATATTATTTTCTTTAGCAATATAATTAATAATGTTTTCAGAAGACGCAATATTAATAATATTGTTGTTTATTCTTTCTGCTAAATCTTCATAACTTTTACTTCGTTCTTCTGATTGAATATTATAATAAGCAATAGCAATAATTTTCATAGACTGATTTAATTTGTTTCTAATGTCTACTATGTATCTATAAAAAGCGTACTTATTTAAAGAATTTACCATGTCGTCTAAATATTTATATAAAGTAGCATCTGCTACCTTTATACATAGGGTGGTAAAGCCCTGTTTTACGACACTAGCACCATGCATTTGAGAAATGGTATACTTTAGTACTTCTTCGTTACAAATAGGGAAATATTTGGCCTTTAAATAGCTACACGTTATTGCAGAATATAAACGAGCAGTGGCAATAGCAGTTTCTGCTTTATTACTGGCTAAAAATGTTACTAAATATATAGATAATAGATTATAAAATGGATTACTAGTAACCCATCCAGATACGGGCATCTTAGCAATCATTTTTTTAATTAATTCTTTTGATACATTTGCAGTATTCATATAATTAGTTACTATTGATTTAGATAATATATATCGCCCGCATGTTTGCTCAACCATAGATAAAGCAATTTTTATATCCTTTAAAACCAAATCTTCCATTTCATTTACACGGGGCAATGTATGTTGTAAAACTTCCGTAATAACACTACGCATTTCATTGCCCCCATTAAGACATTAATATAACATCTATATTAATTTTATCTTTATCGAACCAAATATATTCCGGACAATATTTATATAGTTCTATACGCTCTGTTCTAGGAATATGTTCTAAATCGAAAGTATATACAATATCATCTTCGGGTATTAATACTTCACAGAATTCCACATCGTCCACTACGTCGTGTAAGAATCGAGCAATTTCACTTCGATATATATTGGTGTGATAATTTGCTTTTAGTTGTAAAAAAGTATATAAAACATTTTTACATTCTTCAACAATTGCGGGTATATTATTTTGTGATTTTTTAAGTATATATACTTTAACGCTTATTTCAGGAATAATATCTATACTAAAATTTTCATCATAAGATTTTACAGGCACGGAATTAAACCTATTCAATCTCATATTAATAGATTTACCATATGTAGTAGCAAATTTAATATTTACTCTATCTGTTAACATTTTATACATATGAAAATTATCACGTAAAGTAGCTAACTGATTAAATATATATTGATCTAAATATGCTATATTTTGTTTATAGTAAGATTTTTCTATAACAGGAACATTCCAAGCAAAATAAGCTGTATTTTCACCTTTGCTTATATTGCTATAACATATTTGAGTCATATCGTGATGTAGTATAGCATTTTGTTTATAAGTAGCATATACTTCGCCGCTATAGCTAATTTCTATTTTAAAAGAAATCGACCCCATAGGTATAACATCTGGTGATATGGGAGGCGATATAAATGTTACTGTGGATGCGGGTGTATTCTGTTCTGAAGATTCTTGTTCATCGTCTTCTTGTGTTTCGCCACTAAACATCATAGTTTCTTCCATATTAATTAATTGATGTTCCACTATTAGTTTAGATTCTATGTATTGTGCTTTGTTTTTGGGCATCTTACTAATGTTTGTAATAAAAACATAGTTACCATCATCATCCGTTGTAATTATAATATTATTTAATCCTAAATGTATTAACTCAATTAAAGGTTCGCCGTATAAGCTAGGCTGGTCATTAACAACTAAATTAGTTGGCCTTCTACCATCTTTTAAAATTGTAATATCACCATTATATACATTATATGTTGTCCATGTTACACCGTTATAAGATATTACTAAACTCCAAGGTATATCCCCTATTTCTATTTCATTTAAATTTATATACGGTGACATATATGTAAACGTATTACCACTCATGCCATTTAAAATTGCTTCGTATGTTTTTCCAGAAATAGTTATTTCTAATTTTATATTTTCTGGTAAAACGGCATTACCAAAAGGATCTATTTCATCTATTTTTTCTATCGGTATGGAAAAGTAACCTTTGTCCGTATTAGTAAGAGTTTTAAAATTTAAAGAAGTAAATCCTAAAAATGTATTAGGATAAGTATTGGTACCTATAGCCAAAATATCATCTGCCATAGGTTCGCCTTGTTTATATAAAGACCATTCGCCTTTATATACGTTATATAATTCATCTTTATAATATAATTCTATTTCCCACATAAAATTATTTGTAGGTATATCAAAAGAATCTAACATATCGGAAGACACATTAACGGTTACTTTATCTTCATATGTTTGGCTGTTATCTAATAATATATCATCCATACCGTGAATTTTAAGTACAGCAGATATAGCATCCCCATCCATCTCGGCTAACTTATATACATCGCATATAAAAATAATTTTATTATTATGTTCTTGTATTTTTGCTTGAATTTGTCTTAAGCCCATTAAGATATCTTCTATATTGCCTTTACTAAATAATACAGGAGCAACATTTAACATATATAAACTATATGTATAATTGGCTCTTGGGATGTCGTAACTATCATCTAGTTCTATTTTAAAAGGAGATATATACTGAACACCATTATATTCTAATTCTTCTCCTTGATATACAACAGGCTTATCTACATTTAATTCTATAGGTATACTAGATGCTGGTATAGGTTTATGTGTATTATCATACATTACTGTAAATAGAGAAATATCATTTCCGACAATATCTCGTCTATTAAGTATAGGTAATGCAGTAACATTAGTCAAACCAGTAACGCCTTGAAATCCTTTAAAGTCTTCTTCTGTCACTAGTCGTTTAGCAGCACTAATATTTTCACGTGTATGTCTTTTAATATCTTCAATAGATTCGCTATTACGACCATTAGTAATAGCTAATGGGTTATAGCTTTCTATTATAATTTGCTTACCGGAAATGTTATCTATAATTCGTTCTGCTAACACAGCCGTATTAGCCACTATATTACCATCGGTGCCTAAAGTTGTATTAACTGTAACTAATGCACCTGCTCCGTTTTTAGGTAAATACCCATATACACCATTACCAAATTTAATAGATAGTGTCCCCATAACATTATCTATTTTAAGTTGATAACATCTGTCATCAGATTTTGCTTGATATATAGAAATTAGTTCTTTATATAATTCACCATCTACATCGATGTTTATATTATATATTTGCCCATCATAACCAGAAACAATTTCTTCATAAAACACATAAAGCGTTGGATTTTCAAAGTTAAATTCATGATAATAAATATCTATTTGCCATATTTCAACACCAAATACTAAACACAGTTCCCCTTTACGAAGCTCTATATTATAAGGAACATTCTCAACCAAACCCGTTTCTAAATTTTGTGTTGTAATGTTAATACCATTAGCATCTTTTTCTATGTAATAACTATTTTTAACCTTATAAGGAATATTTTCAGCAAATACAGCAGACCCAGCTGCAATTTTAACTAATAAATCTTCATTGTTAGGTATAGGTATTACTATAATTAATGTACCGCTAGCGGGTTGTGTTTTAATAATATTATAGTCTAACTGCGATGCTATTTCTGTAACAGAAGATGGGAGTACTGCTCTATTTAAAAACGCTTCATTATACGCCATAGCGTTCTGATAAAGCATATCAGATGTTAAGAAAGTTAAGGACTGTATTAAATAACCCAGAAAACCAGATTCATAAACATCTACATTACCGACTTGAAAATAGTTATCTAATAAATTTACTAATTCTGTTTTTACATCGAACGGGTCAAAAGACGGTAAAGCACGTGTTCTAATGTTTGTCAAATATAACACCCCGCAAAATAAAATAGAGACGCCGCTTAATTAAAAACGGCGCCTCTAAAAGTTCGGATAATTTAAGCTGTTGTAGCGTTGTTATACATGCTATTAATTGCGCTAACAGAGCTATCTGTATATGTAGATACTAAATTACTTGCAGCATTAAGTACATTAGCACCTGTATACATTTGGTCGAAGCTAAACTGAATATCATGTTCAACTTTTTCGTGGGATGTTTTATCGCTACTAAAAGCATCCGTAGGAATTTTGGTGGGAAACACACCAGTAAATGCCGCAGCATATTGTACTGTTTTTCCATCAAATAGAGTAGTAGCATAGATAGCTCTACCTTTAAAATCTATTTGAGATGTTCCGCCATTTTCTGGATCCGAAATACCATAAATCATATTTCTAAAAATATTAACCCAAGAACCCATAATTTCTAAGATAGGCAACCCTGCAAACTCTATGAATTTACATGTAAATCGTCTATCATCGTATTCAACGGTTCCGGGGTATGCCCAATGCATATTGTTAGTTCCATTATATTCTACTGTATTAACAGTGATGCCTGGAATATTAACAGATACACATACTGTAGTTAAAAACTTACCGTAATTACTTTGTAATTTATTGGGAGGATAGAAAGTAATATAGTGATACCCTGTAGTGTAGGGATCTATAAACTGATCGTTCCCCCCAAAAATTGTTCGTAATTGGTCTGGATGGTCGTGTTTATTAAACCGACTTGTTAAAAACGGATTAGGCATAAGTTGACAACCTCCTAATGTTCAAAGAAATTGCACGAAGAATTCTACCGATTTAGCAGTAGGGTCAATCGCGCATAACACTTACTTTTCATTGCGAATATAATTATTCAGATATCTCAAATTGGTTAAGATTTTACAATCAGATAATTTGAACGACTGGCCTAGTTCTGTACTAATTTTTGTAATCGAGTACAACGAAACTCTGTATTGACCGTTCTTAATTTTCATGTAACCTGCCAAATAACACAATCCGACTGGTTCTGACTTTCCTCTCATGGTATGAGAGCAGTAAACTAAACTTCCTCTGTTATAACCAAGCGTTCGTGTCGAACCGTGCCTTTTACGAATTTTACCATAGTTATGAAACAACTCACGTCTTGCGAAGTTTAAAAATTGTATAAAATACAAATTTCGAATTGGTTTGATCTTCTTGTTGTAAAACAATTCACACAATGAGTGCGAATCAACACACTGCGATTCCCACTCTGTTACTAGTTTTTTCTCGTAAAGTTTCTTATAGCCGTGTTTCTTCCGTTGCTTCCACGTTTGCCAACCTTTTTTCTTGTACACAGAGATGCCATGTTCTTCCAAGAAGTTGTAAAAGAAATTCTTTCCAATTTGAAGCGGCGAAAAGTTGGCGTTCCACGTCGACACGTAATTTTTATTCACTCGCCGTTTCTTCTTCGAATTACGTGTGGCCGCCGTCACGTCTTCAACGATAACTTTAGTAATTGGAAGAATCTTTAACAGACTGCGAATCAATCTTAAGTGCCGTTTCCACCTCGATAAAGTAGATGGTGGCATTCGTCCTTCTTTTCGAAGAGCCGCTCGATTCCATCGACATTTTCTATACGGTGTCTTTTTCGAGCGGCGCAGACGTCTATACTTACGTCGGGTTTCGACTTTTGTCTTAACATCGGTTTCAGAATTAATCATCCAATTTAACACAACGCCTTTTGGCGTAGCAACAGTAAACGCTGTTCGTTTCGAACCAGGATCAATACCAAGTATGATATCTGTGTTCGGTGTCTCAACAACTTTTTTCAGTTTCACATAAAACGTACCGCGGTGAAAATGCTTCGTGCATCTGCCTTCTTTAAGCCACAGACGCACTTTCGCAGGATGTGCAGGTTGGAGTGGTGTTCCAACCAAATCAACGACCGGAACTAGCATCATTAGATCTCCTTCAGATATCAAGTTTTAAACTACCGCTTCGACGCTGCTACCGCGAGAGGAATCGGGCTAGCGGAACACCCAAAACGTCGCATTTTGTCTGCCACGACAGGTAGCTAGTTTCCTTCGAACGTGTCCGATGCGTTACCGCTCGACCACGCGAAGTTCAAAGAACTTACTTGGACAGTCTAGTCTCATTTTAATTGTGGTTAGTCCTGGCGGATGGTTTTCCCACAAGCCCACCTTAGTTGGGGTGGGTAGTTGACCCTCCTAATATTTAAAACACACATAAACTTAGTGGGATACGAGAGTGATGCTAATAACTTCAATAGCACCAGTAACTCGTAAATCTATAACAACTTGACATCTATTTATTTTCTTATCATAGTCAGTAGCAAATACTTTAACATCGTACCATTCAAGAGCACGTCTATTCTGCATGTCGCCTAAGAACAAGCTAACATTTTCTCTAATCATGCTCCATGATAGTTCGTCATTAAACTCATATATAAAGTATTTTAAGTTCCACTCTAATACACGTTTAATGTATAATAAACATAGTACTACGTGTATATTCTGCAAGGAACTAGGTTTGCTCTGACAAGTCCAGTTGCCCCAAATAGTATCTCCGCCTTGCGCCCAGCGCATAATAGGATTAATTTGGGATAGTTTAAATTGGTCTTTATAACCGCCCACTAGCTTATATCTAATATCCTTAATACCATTACAGGTGCCTCTATTCAATCCTGCAAAGGGCCACCAAATATCGTAGTCCCGTTCTGTTTTAGCAAACGCTCTTGCCACATGATAAACAGGGGTCATCCAAATATATTGTCCTGTAAAGGTATCGTACACTTTAGTAAACATTTCATATAGTGCGGCTTGATATGTTTGATAATTATGTGTATTTTGTCTATTAGAAAGTGCGGATGTTGCTCTACTGTTATCGCCATTATCTAAAAACGCAAAACAGTCGGTTCTAGATTCGCACAAGTCTACTATTCTGTCTTTAACAGGTGTAGGATACCCAGCATCAAAGACGACACTAAACATTAAACAATCCGGGTCAATAACTTCATCGTTTGTTTGGCTTGTCATGGGGTCTACAGTTAAACCAACATAAGCATTAGCTAAATCGTTTTGCATTACACCCCAATTTAAATTACCTTTAGCATCGTACATAGAACCATCGGAACCGTCTGCTAATGGTACCCAAGTGCTAAACGGTAATTCAAAATGCCATGTTTCGCCTGCTAAAGAATCTATATTATCGCTAACTTCTACTCTAACATACTCACTATATCTTTCAAGCACGTGAGTAACAAACATACTTTCTCCGCTCAAATCTCTAGCTTCTTTATCAAAAGAAACTGTAAAAGATTCAATAAGAGCTGGAACATTAACATTATCAATGGCTTGGTATACATCTAAAATATATGTATTTTCATATTCTAATGCAGGCGTAACTTTAATAGAAATATCATTATACCAAGAACCTCTACCTACGGGATAAAATACAACATCTACATCGCCATTTAAAATTAATGTATCTATAACAGCTTTGCTTGTGATGTTAGTAGAAGGTACTGTATGTACCATAACATCTTCATCTACACCGTCGCCATCAATATCAATACTATCGTGCTTTAAACATAATGTTGCATATGTCGCGTCTGAAGGTGTAACACGCATTACATATAAGTTACCTAATATACCTAAATACTGCATGGCAACATACCAACCCTGTCCATATTTTGCAGGGTTGCCTTTACCATATGTTGCAATTAAATCTTGAGGACCCGTTGCCATACGCACTACATTATCCGGGCCCTTTTCTGCAAACATGCACATGAAGCCAATTGCTCCAGGTAATGGTTGCACAAAAAAGGACTCGTCTCTAATAGTAGTATAAACACCTGGGAAAATATTATACGCCATTTGTACCTACCCCCGATATAAATATGAGTTGCCTTCAAGGATGATACAAATAATATTAATAAAGTTAACCTAATAATGAGAGTCCTCTAGCACTCATTTTTTGCCAATCCTCATATCCGGATATTTTACCATCTAAATATGTAGCAAATATACTTTGTGCTAAAGGTTCCGATGTTACAAACATTTCTCTAAAAAGAGGAACTGGATATCTATATTGCAATACATCTCTTGTTGTATTAATTGAACCATACGCTCTTTCTAACGCATCCATTGTTAATGAAACAACATCATTATCATTTAATATTTCTTGGTTTATTACAGGCATTCTTTTAGTTTGACTATAAAACAACCTCTTCAAATCTCCTAAAAAATTACCAAACCACTCATCATATAAATCTAATGTTGGTTGATCTATATTACTTTTTGTTAAATAGGGAACAACTTCGCTGCTATTATAATTTGCAAATACGCCTATAATTTTATTAATTGTTTTTTCCGAAAAATATACATTATTATACATCGGTACTTCAAACTGCTCGTATATCAACCACATGTATGGATAATACAACATAGTAGATGCCAATCTAGAAATTGTTGTTAATTGATTATTTTCATAATTATAAATATTTCTATATAAAAATTCTAAATACCATTTCTTTGTTTCAACACCCGCTATTAATTGTCCTCGTTGATATCTATTAAATACATGCATACCATAATATAATAAACAACATATAAGTACACCTAAATTACTTTTAGTTAAACTATTTACATACGATGTATCTGATAAAATTTTTGCTTTATTTTGTACATACTTAAAAAAGCGTCTTATTACACTAGATTGTAAAAGAGATTCTATATGCATAGCACTTATATATATTTTATTTCTATCTATATCATAATCAACACCATACGGCGCACGTAATCTCATTGTAGATATTTCAATATTTTTTTCTCTTAATTGACCTTCTAACACATCTGCTAAAACGGGTAAAATAATATCGTATTCTGACATTTTTTGAAGGAGCGAAACAAGTTTGGTTGAAATTTTATCCATATTATATACACAGCCCTCCTTCATTAACCTAATAATTCATATATAGTAGTTAATACGTTTTTAATATGTTTAAAATAATTATCCTTATTTAAACTATCAAATAAATCTTGTATATCCAATATATCCTCATTCGTTAATGAAGGTATTGTTATATCCGATGTTTTTAAAGATAGTTCTATTTCATTACCGTTTTCTTTTTTATAACACCAATCCAATATATGCGATGGTGTATAGAAAAAATTTTCTATATGTAAATCTCTTTCTTTATTAGTTTTACTACTAATGATATTTTCAAGTGTTTTAAATAATGTGTTGGGGGATCTTTTTCCTAAACCTTTAATAACTGTTTTATTAAAAGCATAATCTGTTCCAATCATAATGGGATTGTCCCACACCAACCACCTATATTTTTCTAATGTGAGCTGCCCATATACATCAAAAACAGGCAATTCTTTTAACGGAGTTATAATATAAGCACCATCTATTTCACTTTTAAGTATTTCGCCCAATTGACTAGCCAAATACATTACGTCTTGATATACGGTATATCTTAATTCTGCTAATGTAGCCTTTCCCAATAAATTAACTATAATATTAGTTAACGTATAATTATATAAAAATTTTTTAGCAGATGTTGGTAAAAATAAAGTAGATACTTCTTTAAAAAAATGTTTTATAATATTTAAATGATTATCATTTAATACTTTTTTAATATAGTTGGTAAATGCTCTTTGAAAATCTATTTTTATAACATTAAAATAGATACCACTATCATTATTAATTAATGGTGTTTTAAAATTATGATTGTCTTCTAAATTGTGTTTTTTATGTTGTTTGATGTATTCCCATAAATTATTATAATATGCTGTATAATCGTTTACCATTTTTGTTAAAATATTATCGGATATATTCCAATTATAATAAAAACTTAAATCCGAATGTAGACTAGCAGAACATACTATTTTAGTAACACCGCAGATATTATGCAATAAATAATAATGATTAATAATTTAACTATCCTCCTTAATAATGATAGAATGTTTTAGAGTAAGTCGCCTAAAGCTACTAAAATATCTTCTTGTTGGACTTCACTGCTTCTAGATTTGTTCTGCTTAAATTCAAGATACATTTCTAAATCTTCGTGATTAACATTTAAATTAAATTTATCATACAGTTCTAAATCTACACCTATATTAGAATCTAAATCATACATTTTCTCTTCTGCAATACTTGTAGATAGCCCAAAATAAGGTATCAAATCATAATAAGTTTTGGCATATCTAGCCCAACCCAATGCAAGACATAAGTCGTCCGGTTCTCCTTCTATTCTACCAGACGCTTTTCTTTCAAGACCTGCTGCTTCCATTCTTAAATTATACGACAATAAATTATTTGAGTCTTCATTAAAACCCGTAAATATTTGTTCCATTACTAAATTTCTAGTAGATGCTGTTGAATGTATGCCTAATTTAGAAGATACGTCGTAAACATTTTTACTATCTCTTAACATTATATGTGCATACTTATCTTCTAGTTCTTCAATAGTTTGATTACCTACTCCGTTACGTTCTATTACTAATACTTTTTTTGGTATTAGATCTATTATTAAAGGTATATAATAATTACAAAATTGTTTTATTGTACATTTTACTTTACATTCTGCTATTTGTATTCCCGTTTCAAAACATTCTACATATACTGTAGAAAAATCCTTACCATGCTCTGTTGCTGTATCTATACCTACAACATACCTCATTGTTGAAGATGGAAAATCCCACCAATGTATATACCCGTCTTTATAAGTAAACTTACGTATAGGTTCTTTTGCTTGTTTAGCGTCTTGTATATTTTCCATAACGGCTTGATTGAAAATACTATCTTCTGTACCTATAAACATTAAATTATATTCTTGTTGTACTTTTTGATTTGGCGATTCTATTGTACATTGGTTTTCCATACATCTTTCCGAAAACCATTTTTCATCATATCCCGGACACTCCCACCAATAAATAGATACATAATGATATATACTATTTGGATTAGTTGAAGCATCCATTACCATATTATAAAAACCTTCCCCAGTACCTTTACGACCATTAGGTGTGGATGTGAATACTATACCGTATGGTATATCATATTTTTTAGCATTTAAAAAAGTACGAGAAGTTGTGGGTAATATAGAAGCCATATGAGCATCTAACGGCATGAAAGCCGCCTCATCAACCCAAACAAATATAGGACGCCTACCTCTGCCTTTAGTAGACTTTTTATCTCTAGGCTTATTGCTGGCTTGCAATACAAACTGCGAACCATTGGTAAATGTAAATCCTTCTTGTTTATTATCTACACTAAATTCTGGTCGTAACCAACTAGGTAAATTATCTATCATTTGTCTAATTTCACTAATGGTTTGTTTACCTTGTAATAAATCTCTATTTAAATGTAAAATAACATAATTAGAATTAAACAACATTAACCAAACACATACACCTTCTATAATTTGTGTTTTACCACATTGTCTAGAAGCCATTAGAACTAATCCATTTTTTTCTTTGTTTGACCATATGTCATTCAACGCATCTGCAATACGTTTTTGAGGCTCCCATAGTTTTAATGGAATCATTAATTCGGTTCCAGGCACTGCTACTAATATATAGTTACCTAAAAAATATTCTATATCTCTAGCACACTTAGTATATTCTTCAATAATTTCTTCTGGTGTAAAATCTTCTGGGTTTTTAGGTTTTTCTTTAACCTTTTTAGCCATAATACGTATGCGAAAAAGCAAAAGGTATCCGCATACCACACCTCCTTTCATATATTATTTAAAAATATTATCCAACATATCTAAATATTCTTTTTTGTTATAATTAATATAAGATATTATAGATATGATTTCACTAGGAAATAAAATTTCTTGATATAATATAAAAGATGCTGGTATTTTTATATTTAACACATTTGTATATATGTGATAAAAAATATATCGTAGCATATTTTTTGTTTGTTGATTAAACTTTTTATCGGAATATACATCTAAAAACATATTATATAAAATATCTGTTAATTTTGGTTGTATTTTATATAAATCTTTATACATGTTATTTAAAGCTTTAAAATTTCTAGTGCTTTCAAATTGTAATAAACTTGTTATATATTTATTAGTATATTTGTCTAGCACGTCTTTAGGAAGAGTTTCTTGTATATTATCTAAAATTAATTCAAAAAAACTTCTATAAAAAGGTTGTAAATATTTTTGTTGAAATAATTTTTTAAAATGCTGCATGTTATTTTTTGCATAAAGGTGACACATTTCATGCACTAATACATATAACAATCTATCCGATGTAATGGTATATTTATTTAAATTACTTGTTTTAACAAATACAAAAAGTTTATTTTTCCTAGCAATATATACTCCACCCATAGAAAGAGCATTTAATGCCGTATCTTCTTCATTTAAATATCTTTGTAATTTTTTTATAAAAGATCCTATAGCCACAACACCAGAGAAAGGTAGTAATACAGATCCTGTAATGTATTGCAGTTTTGCAATAAATGTATTAGCAGTACATTCAGCAAAA